ACCAACTTTACTGTCCTACAACATCCACAACTCGAAGCTGATGATTTGATTGCTGGCTGGATTCAAAGTCATCCAGAAGACACCCATGTAATCATTAGTACAGACGGAGACTTTGCACAGCTAGTTGCACCTAATGTAAAACAATATAATGGTGTGATGCAGATTACAACTACACATGAAGGCTACTTTGACGAAAAGGGCAAGCGTGTTATTGATAAGAAAACTAATCTGCCAAAACCCGAACCTGATCCTGCATGGTTACTATTTGAAAAATGTATGCGGGGCGATACTAGCGATAACATCTTTAGTGCATATCCAGGCGTTCGTGAAAAGGGTACAAAGAATAAAGTAGGCCTACGTGAAGCATTTGCAGATCGCGATGCTAAAGGCTATTCTTGGAACAACATAATGTTGCAAAAATGGACAGATCACGAAGGCGTCGAACATCGTGTGTTAGATGATTATAATCGAAATGTTATACTATGTGATCTTACTGCACAGCCAGATAACATTAAGTCTTTAATTACAGAAACAATTACAGGTGCAACTACTGCAAACAAGAGTATTCCACAGGTCGGTATACGACTATTAAAATATTGTGCAGAATATAATCTACCAAAGATTAGTGAGCAAGTTACTAGCTACGCAGAACCTCTCAATGCTAGGTACTCAGAATGAAAATCAGTAAGGACAATGATATGAACGTTATCTCAAAAGTATTAGTACCTAATAAAGAATGGATCTTAGCAGACCACGGACAGAAAATTGGATCAATCGCTAAGGAAAAGAAAGGGTACGCTTTTCTTCGAAAAGGTCAGAAATTTGAATTTAAGAGTCTTAAAGAAATTAAAGAAGAATTAGGCGTTGCAGACTTAGCGATTACCGTAACAACACCTCTTATTGATCAGAATACAATCTACGGCTACCCTACTAGTTCCAAACCTTTTGAACCAGTGTACAATGTAAAAAAGAAACTGCCATTGTTTGCTAAAAGTGCAAAAAGTAAAAGTCAGTATTGTGCAGGTCACTATGTAATCCAATTTCGAAAAGGATGGGTTAAAAGTTTTTGTCCGAAGCTGATTACACTAGAGCGGTATCCGTTTCACGGGCCTTATAAGACCGAAGCCGAGATGAAGGCTATGTTAAATACAGTCAATAAGTCATGAAACAGCTCAATACATTACCAATCGAAGACTTTTTAGATAAGACTAGAATTGCCATTAAAAGCAATCAAAAATCAGTAACATTAACTATAAAAGAAGCTACAGATTTACAAAATAGTCTCAGTATTGTAATGACTAGACTAGCAGGTGAAACACCTGTAGCGCAACAACCCGAAGTTATCCAAGTTAAAATGGACGGTGGTAGATTTTAAAAAATTGGTAAAGCCGCTAAATATATACGCACTTTTCGGAGACGTATATTATATGAGCAGGCCAAAGCCAAAAGTTTTGTTAGAATTAACCAATAAAAAGAATTATAAAACTGATCAAGTTTTAGAAGCCGATGCCATCTGGGCTGTATTTTATCAAGATAAACCAATTAATCTTAAAACTAGTAGTATAGTTGCACAACAGTTGGGTCCAAAATATAAAAAGGTTAGTTTTTCAAATAGCGGTCATGCATTTAATCTAGCCGAAAAACTTAACAAAACTTTTAATACATTGGAATTTTCTGTTTATAAACTAACTACCGGTGAAAAAGTAGCCGATGAACCAAAAGACTGAGATTACTCGATTAGTGTTAGAAAGTTGCGGGCTACCAAACGACGATGCTCGTGTTAAAAAAACAATCCCAACTTGGTGGGTTAATACCAGGAACAAACCAACTGGCGGACTACGCCTAACTGAACAAGGGTTCGATGCTTTGAAAAAAGCAGATATAAAGTGCTACGAACTCAAATTCGACGAACCTATCCAATATACTAACGAACTGGCCATCTGGATTGACCAAAATATAGATTGCCCATTTTACTTAACTAACAAAAAGATATGGGTTTTTGGAGAAAAGATGGCTGTAAAGCTAGTGTTGTTTTCTGGCAACATTGCAAAGTTCCACAGAGCCCAAAAAAGATTCGCAGAAAAACAGAAAAACTCTTGACATAGACGCAGATCTTTGCTACAATAATAACACTGTAAACAACAGTACTCCAACAGTTTTTAAAGAAAGCGCACTATGTCCAAAGAGATGACAGTTAATCGTACCGTTAGCCCTAACGAAGCCAAAGCGGCTATTCGTAAGTGTCTCAAAAAGCAACGCCCTGTGTTCATGTGGGGCCCTCCGGGTATCGGCAAATCCGATATTATTAAACAGATTGGTTCCGAAACCGATCGCGAAGTGATTGACGTTCGTTTGTCACTTTGGGAACCTACTGACATTAAAGGTATCCCTTATTACAATTCCAATTCTAATACAATGACTTGGGCGCCTCCAGCAGAATTGCCCACTGATCCAGAATCCACTGCGATCTTGTTTTTGGACGAGTTGAATTCTGCGGCTCCTGCTACCCAAGCGGCTGCTTTCCAGTTGGTGCTGAACCGCCGTGTTGGTACTTACATTCTGCCTAAAGGTGTTAGTATTGTTGCCGCTGGTAACCGTGAAGCAGATAAAGGCGTCACTTATCGTATGCCTAGTCCGTTGGCAAACCGCTTCCTGCACTTGGAACTCCGCTGTGACTTCGAAGACTGGATGCAGTGGGCAACTGCTAACAAAGTCCATGAGCAGGTTGTTGGCTATGTTGGCTTTGCCAAGCAAGATCTCTATGACTTTGATCCTAAGTCTAGCTCACGCTCTTTTGCTACTCCTCGTAGCTGGTCCTTTGTGTCCGAGCTGTTGGAAGAAGATGATGTCAGCGAAAGCACATTGACTGATTTGGTTGCAGGTGCTGTCGGTGAAGGCCTTGCTGTTAAGTTTATGGCACACCGTAAGGTTGCAAAACAGATGCCTAACCCAGAAGACATTCTGAGCGGCAAGGTTAATAAGTGTACTATCAAAGAAATCTCTGCGATGTATTCTTTGACCATTAGCCTGTGCTACGAGCTTCAAGAAGCTGACAAAAAGAAGACCAAGAACTGGGACGAAATGGCAGACAACTTCTTTGGCTTTATGATGGATAATTTCCCAACCGAATTGGTTGTTATGGGTGCAAAGGTTGCGTTGACTAACTATCAACTGCCGTTTGATGCCAGCAAGTTGAAGAACTTCGACAAGTTCCATGACAAATACGGCAAGTACATTATCCAAGCAATGGAAGGTTAAAATTGGACCCTTCGGGGTCCTTTTTACTTGCTATTTTTGCAAAATGAATATATAATTGTATATATTAACAAGGAAATATCATGACAGTAATGAAGACTGAAAAAGTTAAAAAGCAAGATTGGACTAAACAAGAATTTAGCCCTTCTGAGAAAGCTAAGATTCTAGACAAACTGATTACTGCTCGTGTCGGTCTTCTGTTGCGTCATCCATTCTTTGGCAATCTTGCTACTCGTATGAAAATGGTAGAAGCAGGAGACTGGTGTCAAACTCTTGCAACCGACGGTCGTAATTTTTATTACAATTTAGGTTTTGTTAATAAACTAAACCCTAAAGAGTGTGAGTTCGGCTTTGCTCACGAAGTTCTCCATAATGTGTTTGATCATATGGGGCGCCGTGAAGGACGTGACCCTCAGCTGTCTAACATCGCGGCAGACTATGCAACTAATCAAATTCTTAAAGACGAACGAATTGGTACAGTGCCTAGTCTTATCAAGATCTTCCAAGATGACAAGTATCGTGGAAAGAGCTACGAAGAAATTTATAATGACTTGTACGAAAAAGCCGACAAAATCGATCTCAGCCAACTCGGCGAATTGCTAGACGAGCACCTAGACGGCGAGGGCGATGATGAGAACGAAGGAGAAGACGGTGATCAAGAAGGTAACGGCAAAGGCCGTCCTAAGCTAACTGCCGAAGAAAAGAAAGCTATCCGAGACGAAATCAAAGAAGCCATGGTGGCGGCTGCACAATCAGCAGGTGCTGGTAAAATGCCAGCGGCTATTGCTCGAATGATTAAAGACTTTACTGAGCCAAAAATGGACTGGCGTCAACTGTTGCGTATGAATATCCAAAGTATTCTAAAAAGCAACTACAGCTTCGCTCGTCCAAATCGTAAGAGTCAGCACAGTGGTGCGATTTTGCCTGGCATGATGAACCAAGATACTATTGACGTTTCTGTTGCAATTGACATGAGCGGGTCTATTAGCGATGCTATGGCTAAAGATTTCCTCAGTGAAGTTAAGGGTATTATGGACGAGTATCAGGACTTTAAATTGGACCTGTGGTGCTTCGACACTCAGGTGTATAACTATGCACAATTTACAGGTGATAGTGCCGACGACATTATGAGCTACGATGTTAAAGGCGGTGGCGGTACTGACTTCGATGCAAACTGGGAATTCATGAAGGACAATGATATTCAACCTAAAAAGTTTATCATGTTTACTGACGGATATCCTTGCGGTAGTTGGGGAGATGAGGACTATTGCGACACTTTGTTCGTTATCCACGGCACAGAATCAATCGTTTCTCCGTTCGGTCAGACTGCTTATTATAAATAAAGTAGGTAGTTTATGGCGCTAAATAGAGGGATAGTTAATGCATTGAATGTTCTAGGATTTAGGAAACTTTCCTTTATTCCGGAACATTTTTTGAAAATATCCATCGATCATAAATTTGATACCAAATTAGTAGAACAATGGATTGAGTTTAATTTAAATAGTCGATATGCTATTCAAGTTAAGCAAGGCATTGACTCTAACAGGAAACTTGTTTCTATTACAGAAATAGGAATGGAAGATCCTAAAGAGCTAACTATGCTATCATTGGGTTGTCATCATTTACATAAACAAAAGGAATTTTAAAAATGGAAAATAAAGAAAACATGCAACCAGAAGTTGCACAAACACAAGATCAGGGTGCCCCAAGTCAACCAGACTTGACAATTTCAGATCTACAAAACTTGCGAGCAATTATCGATGTTGCAGTTCGCCGCGGTGCGTTTAGTGCATCTGAAGTTTCGGGTGTTGGTGCAGCTTTTGACAAGCTG